CTGATCCTTTGACGCAATCGCTTGGTGCAATCTGCTGTTCTGCGTCCAGAATTTCTCCCTCAACTCACTGTCTACTAAAGTAATCAGTCGATTTTCTCCCCATTTCCTATCGCTGGCCGCTTTCGCTGCCTCCAGTTCCACCAACTTGGATTGCACATAAACCGTCCACGCATCTGCTTGTGGACTTGGACTCACCACCACTGGATGCTGTCTGAGTGACTTCTTTGTTGCCATTACGCTTTCCTTCGTTTTGTTGCAAATAGGGAACACACAACAGGGAACAAACCTCCGAGTCCTAGACTCTCGGTTTGTTCCTGTTCCCTTGTGCGGAACATTTGTTCCCCTTTTGTTCCTTGTTTGTTCCCTGTTCCCTGTATATTCATACAGCCTCAGAACGATTCGCTTGATTCACTTTTGACGGTCAACCACGCAAATCCATCGCTGATCTGTCCATGTCCATGTCTGGACAAGTCCTTCCTAACCCGCTGCCAAGTGACCTTGAAGCTGTCCTTATCCTCATCTGTACACCCCATCTTTGACCACAATTCCTCTCTCCAGTGCTTCAAATCCACCACCATGCGCTGTGAACCTTCGATTAACTTCAAGAAGCCATTCTTCTTAATCGCATTTTCCAAGCATTGGAGCGACAAGACCTGATTCTTGCCGTGTCCTGCGTTGCTGGACGCACCTTTTGCGTCCCTTTTCAGCGCGTCAAACTGCCCGAGTTCGCATGGGTTGACGGCCAAACTGGTCTGCGGCTCACCGATCTGGAGCATTCCTTGTGGCGCTGGCAGCTCCACCGTGACCATCTCAAAGCCGATCCTGTCGTTGTCCGCACCATCCTTTTGCTTGCTGATGGTGACGATCCCCTTCATGCTGTCTTCGAATCTGAGCAGCTCCAACTCGGTGTCCACTGCTCCGAGTAAGCTGGAGTGACCGCGCAGTCCTTTGGTGGCATCCTTTCCACTGTGGTGCAAGATCATCAGTCCACAGTCCTGCACGATCTGCTGAATGCGTCCACAGGCTGTGATGAACGCTCCCATATCCTCGCTGGAGTTCTCATTGCCACCGCCAAAGGCTCTGGCCAGCGTGTCTATGACGATTTGCTTGAATTCGATACCCGACTGCTGCACCAGTTGTTCGATAGCCAGCACCAGCGCGTTGAAGTCCTCGATGCTTGATCGCAAATTCAACTGATGCCTGACCACATAGATCGGTGCGCCACTCTCTGTTCGGTGGTGAATCTTGAGCGCCTTGATCCTTGCACCGATACCGCCAAAGCCCTCGCCTGCGATGTACAGCACCGCACCTGCCTCGTTGACCTCTCTGTCCATCCATGCTGTGCCGGTCGCAATGGCGTGTGCAATGTCCAAGGCAATGAATGACTTGAATGAGCCTGGCGGTCCGTAGAGTGCGCTGAACGCGCCTTGCGGCAACACACCATCAATCAGCCATTTGACCGGCTCGTCTTGGATACTGTCCCAATGCTCGATCTGTATTTGCTTTGACGGTTTTGGTGGTGCTGCTGGCTCTGCCGCAAACTCATGTTCAATTTCTAGCGTTTTCTTTACATGATCAAGCTCATGTGTATGCTTTTCCTCGTTTTGTGTACTTGATTGCAGAATCGGATTCAATCTTTCGGGCATCGTTACCTGATCCAGCGTTGTGATGATTGGCGCTGCCTTGACCAGCGCCACTAGCTCGGCTCTACCGCCACCCGCCTCAATGAATTCAAAGGCATCGTCACCTTGGCCTTGTAGCCCGAGGTCAACAACTTTCAGTGACTTGACGATGGGCAGAATAGCCTCGGCAGCCTTGTACGCATAGCCCCAACCCGCCACATCGTTGTCCGGCACGATGATGACTTGCGCTCCGGCAAAGTATTCGGTGATGGCGGCAGGCCATGATCCAGCGCCAGTGTGCGCGGTGGTGGCGATCATGCCGATTGACTTGATCGCGTCCGCTGCCTTCTCGCCCTCCACCAAGAAGACATTGCGCCCCGCTGTCTTCGCGTCCAGCAGCGCGGGTAAGTTGTAGGGCACGATCCGCGCATCGCCAAGGCTTGAATGCTTGCGGCCATCAGCGTCAACCTTGTACAGCCGATAGGTCTTGCCTGTCTCGCCAATCTTGTACCGCTGCTTGACGAAGACTGTCTGCCTGTCCTCATCCTGATACGCCCATTCCTGTTCCAGAATGTTGCGCGGAATGGGTCTGATGTTGGCGAGTGGGTCTGGCCTCTCCAAGAGTTCCGGAAGCAAGTTCAATGCTCTGATGGTGTGAAAGACATCCTCTTGTGAGCAACCACCATGACAGTGGAATAAGGGCTTGCCCTCATCATTGATGTCGATGCTGAGAGATGGATTCTTGTCGCCTTGTCCTTTGCCGTGACTCGGTACAGGGCAAGATGCCACCCATTGGCCGTTGGCTTTCTTCGCGTTGCCCAAGCTCTTGGCTATTTGTTCTGCTTGCATATTGCCTCTACTTCTTGTATGCGTTGCCCGATCCATGCCATCACAGGCACTGCCATGCTGTTGCCTAGCGCCTTGTACCTTGGACCGTCAGGCGTGGGTTTGCTTTTGCTTTTGATGTCGGTGTAGTTGTCGGGGAAGCCTTGGAGTCTCTCGCATTCAACTGGCGTGAGTCTTCTGACGGCCATGGCTTGCATCACTGTCGGGCCACTTGCGTTGATACTGCTGCCGGGCGTTCCCATGGTTGCCGCCACATCACCTGTGATGTTGCCGTTGTATAGGTCTGTGCCGACTGCAACCGCCAAGTTACCTTGCGAATTACCAGCAACGCGCATGGTTGGCGTTACATTAATTTGCGTGTCCATACCATCATCACATCCGCTAAATGCTATGGGTTGCAATATCGCCGCACCGCCTTGATGCATTGCAGGGTTACTTCCTGACGCATCTAAAGTCTTTGTGGCATAAGCATCGGTGACATGAATGTCATCTTTTAATCCGCCTTTGCCCGGCGCAATGTTGTATGCCATGGGCTGCAATACAGCATGAGGACCTCTAGCCACCAATGAATCCATTGTTTCGCTATGTTCTGCTCGGAATTTGTATTGAGCGTTTTCACCTTGGTTAAATGCTGCCCTATCAACAACAATCGGCTGCAATACACAATTGCCACCGTTTTGTGCGCCTTGCTGGAGTAGTTCAGCACCTTTGGAAAACTTAGAAGTTACGGTGTCGGCAACATCTTTACCAAACGCACCTATGGCCACCAAGTCAGTTGCGTCTTTGTAATCCCTAGCTTTCATGGCTGACGCTGTGCCGTCATCAGAGTATTCGCCAAACGCCACCATACGAGCTGTTATTGCGCTACTGCTTGGAGCGCCTGCTCCAGCGCTGGCGGCAATGTCTTCCCTCTTTTGTCTGCTCGGCGCAGGATGCCCTTGCAAGCTGTGGCGCTCAAAAAGAACCGCTGCGGCAACTCGCCAGTCTCCAAGGTATCCGACAACGAACACACGGCGGCGTCTTTGGGCCACTCCAAAGTATTGAGCGTCAAGAACCCTGTATGCGAACCCATACCCGAGTTCTCCCAGCGCCCCGAGGAAGACTCCAAAATCTTTTCCTCCGTTAGATGACAAGACACCAGGGACATTCTCCCAGACCAACCATCGGGGCCGATATTTGTCAGCAATGGCAAGATAGGTAAGCATGAGGTTGCCACGCGGGTCATCCAATCCTTTTCTAAGTCCTGCGACACTGAATGATTGACAGGGTGTTCCTCCGACAAGAAGATCGACATTTGTTCCAAGATTCCACTCCTTAAATTTCGTCATATCGCCAAGGTTTGGCGTTGATGGGTAATGGTGCGCCAGCACTTCAGAGGGAAACCTTTCGATCTCCGAATACGCTACTGCCTCCCATCCAAGGGGATGCCATGCTACGGTTGCCGCCTCAATACCACTGCAAAGTGAGAGATATTTCATGTTGTATTTTTTAGAGGAAAAAAAACCGCTGGGGTTAGCCAGCGGTGCTTAAAGCCGATCAGTTAAAACATCTCGTCATCAGCCACTGCCGCGGCCATCGCTGACTTCTGTGGCGCTGGCGCTGCAACTGTTACAGGTGCAGCAGCCGGTGCGCTGAATGGCGCTGAGTGATCCGCACCCTCAGAGTCCATGCCAGCGGGACGATCAATCCAACTGATGATGTTGAACGCTGGAATGCGCGTAGTGCCCTTGCCGATCTTTTCCAGCTTGCTGCCGGTGTACTCCAGC